TGGGGTAAAATACCTGCTAAATACTTAAATAAAGACGAAACAGAAGATGATTTCGAGTACGATGAAGATGAGTTAGTAGAAGCAGTAGTTACTATCGCTAATGACGCTTATGTTCTAAGAGCAGAAGAGAATCCTTTTATGATGGTAGATAGACCTTTCGTCTCTTACCAACACGATATCGTACCTAATAAGTTCTGGGGTAGAGGAGTATGTGAGAAAGGTTTTAACTCACAGAAAGCACTAGATGCTGAGATGAGAGCTAGAATTGATTCTTTGGCACTAACTACTACACCTATGGTAGCTGCAGATGCTACAAGATTACCTAGAGGTATCAAGTTAGAAGTTAGACCTGGTAAGACTATCCTTACTAATGGTGACCCTAAACAAGCTATTATGCCTCTTAATTTAGGTTCTACTGACCCTAATACGATGCAACAAATTAACCTTCTGCAATCTATGATTCAGATGGGTACTGGAGCTGCGGATGTCTCTAATGTACCAGACAGAGCAACTTCTGCTGGTATGTCGATGATGCAATCAGCATCAATTAAGAGACAGAAACGCACACTAATGAATTTCCAGAATACTTTCCTAGTACCTATGATTAATAAGGCACTATGGAGAAAGATACAATTTGATGTCGAGAGATATCCAGTTGTAGATTATCAGTTTATTCCATACTCTACTATGGGTATTATGGCTAAAGAATTAGAGATGCAACAGATGGTCTCTATGATGCAGTCAGTTCCGAAAGATTCTCCAGCTTTCAATATTCTTTTGTTAGCAATCTTCCAGAACTCTAGTATCCATAATAGAGACCAAATTGTCAATGCACTGTTAGAAGGACTACAACCTAATCCTGAAGCACAACAGATGCAACAGTACCATCACCAATTACAGATGGAGCAGATGAAGGCAGACATTCAGAAGACTTTAGCTGAAGCTCAAGAAGAGATGACTAAAGCGATGAAGAATGCTAAAGAAGCAGGTGCTAGTGGAGACCAACCTAATCAATTAGATATTCAAGAGAGATTAATTAAGTTACAGAAAGAATTAGCACAAATAGATAAGATGAAGGCTGATACAGAAAGCACTAAAGTTGAGACTATGAGAACAGTACCTGAAGTTGACCATCTTAAATCTGAGACAGCACTAAATTATGCTAACGCAAGAAGACAAACAGTTTTACCACAATAGACTAAATTTAACAGAACAGGACGGTTGGAGAGACTTAATTCAAGAATTAAAGAATCTCGAAGACTTGACTAATCAATTAGATAGTGTGGAAAGTGAAAAAGACCTTTGGTTCGCTAGAGGTCAGTTGTCGATTCTAAGACAAATTATTAACTTAGAAGAGGTAACAAAACAGGCGGCAGAAGAACTCGATTTGTAGCTCTGCCATTAGATATTTTACGAAAGTCAAATATCATTTATTAATTCCATAATCCATAAAGGACGGAGAAAAATATGACAAGTATAGTAGTAGACGCAGAAGAGTCGACTGGTTCAGATATTCCTGAATCAACAATCGAACCAACAACAAACGATGCAGTAGAAACATTTGAAGCTGCTGTTGATGATACAGTAGAAGAACAGATAGTAGCTGAAGCTGAAGATTCAACAGAAAATGTAATACCTAATAAGTTTGCTGGTAAGAGTACAGAAGAAATTATAGAGAGTTATCAGAACCTCGAAAAAGAATTGGGTCGTAAGGCACAAGAAGTTGGAGAGTTAAGAAAACTTTCAGATAGTTTCCTTCAAGCACAGATTCAACAAGCACAATCTACACCAAAACAACAAGATACAAATGAAATTAAGGAAGAACCTGTCGATTTCTTTGATAATCCAGATTTAGCGATTAACAAGGCTATCGAAAACCACCCTAAATTTCAAGAATTTCAGCGTTTTCAAGCACAACAGGCTCAGGCTAGTGCGAAGACACAACTGGAGACAGTACACCCTGATTACACAGACATCGTAAAAGATTCTGGTTTTCAAGAGTGGGTTAAAGGAAGTCCGATTCGTATGCAGTTGTTCCAAGCGGCGGATGCTTACAATTACGATGCAGCTAATGAGTTATTGACTAACTGGAAAGATAGGTCAATGATTAATAAGACGCAAGAAGTAAATGAACAAGCAGAAGCTGAAAGACAAGCAGCATTAAAAGCTGGTAAAGCAGAATCAAGAACTTCTACAGGTTCAGCGACAGGCGGAGGAAAGACGTACAGACGTGCAGACTTAATTCGCTTAAAAATGACAGACCCTCAGAAGTATGAATCTATGGAAGGTGAAATTTTCAAAGCATATGCAGAGGGTAGAGTTAAATAAAGCTATATAAATCATAACAAGGAGTAAATAAATGGCTAATATGACTACGACTACTTCTGCGGTATTTATCCCAGAAATTTGGTCTGACGAAGTCATCGCTACTTACAAAGCTAATCTAGTAGTAGCAAACCTCGTCAAGAACTTAAACCACCAAGGTAAGAAAGGTGATACTATTCACATTCCTAATCCTGGTAGAAGTGCTGCTTCAGCTAAAGTTGCTGATTCAGATGTAACTGCAATCACAGATACAGCGGCTGATATCTCAGTGGCTATTGACCAACATTATGAGTGGTCAATGTATATCGAAGATATCGCTGAGTTACAAGCACTTAATTCAATGAGACGTTTCTACACTGACGACGCTGGTTATGCACTAGCTAAGCAAGTAGATTCTTCAATCATCACATCTCTAGATGGTGCTTCTGCACTAACTGGTGGTAATGCTGTTATCGGTTCAGTTACTAACTGGGATACTTCAATCCTACAAGGTATCGAAGCACTAAATGATAACGATGTTCCAGTTAACGACAGAGCTCTAGTTGTAACTCCATCTTGTATGACTGCTCTTATGTCTACTGACAGATTTACTGAGCAACAGTTCATCGGTGATGGTTCTGCAATCAGAACTGGTAAGATTGGTACAATCTATGGTGTTGATGTTTATATGTCAACTCAAGTTGGTACTGGTGCTACAGAGAAAGCTTTCTTATTCCAGAAAGACGCTGTTGTACTTGCTACACAACAAGCAGTTCGTACTCAAACTCAGTACAAACAAGAGAAACTTGCTGACCTATTCACTGCTGATACAGTGTATGGCGTTAAGGTTACTCGTCCAGGTTCAATTCAAGAATTATCTTCTTAATTTAACCCCGTGGCTCTTCCTCAGTGGAGAGTCACTCATTAAGTTAAGCGGAGATGAGGGAATATGGCAAAACTAAGCAAAAAGAAGAGACTAGCACTAGCAGTTCTTGCTATGCGTAGGCGTTTAAGAAATCCATAACAGGAATAGATTATGAGTATAGATAGAGGATACGGAATTGCTACATCAGCTGTACTAGCAGACAGTTATGACTTAGACGCTCTTATTGCAGATACTGAAGCAGCTAAGGTAGCAGCTGAAGCGGCTCAAGCAGCTGCAGAAACAGCTCAGAGTGCAGCAGAGACTGCGGAAACTAACGCTGAAACTGCAGAGACTAATGCAGCAGCAAGTGCTAGTGCAGCAGCTACATCGGAATCAAACATAGCAGGTAGTGAAGCGGTTTGTGCAGCTAGTGAGACAGCAGCAGCGGCTAGTGCATCTGCAGCAGCAACGTCAGAATCAAATGCAGCTACATCAGAGACTAACGCTGCAACATCAGAAACCAATGCAGCTACTTCAGAAACAAATGCAGCAACATCAGAAACTAATGCAGCTTCAAGTGCTTCTTCAGCATCTAGTAGTGCTACTTCAGCATCATCTAGTGCATCATCAGCTTCAACATCAGCTACAGCTGCAGCATCAAGTGCAAGTGCAGCTAGTACATCAGAGACTAACGCAGCAGCTTCAGCTACATCAGCTAGCACTTCAGCTTCTACAGCAACTACTCAAGCATCTAACGCTAGCACATCAGCATCAGCAGCAGCTACTTCGGCTAGTAACGCATCTACTTCAGAGACTAATGCAGCTACCTCAGCGACTGCAGCACAAACTGCACAGACAGCTGCAGAAACAGCACAATCCGCAGCAGAAGCAGCACAAGAAGCTATCGATGGTCTATACCTAGGTGCTCTATCTTCTAATCCTACAGTAGATGGTAATGGTGACCCAGTAACTACTGGTGACTGGTACTTCAATACTACTGATAATTCTACTTATATCTATAATGGCTCTAGTTGGGATACATTAGCACCCGACTTAGTCGGTGACGCTACTCCACAACTAGGTGGTGACTTAGACCTTAATTCTAATAACATTACTGGTACAGGAAACATAGACGTAACAGGCACAATCAGAAACACAAACAATCAGCCTACTATCCGTCCATCACTACTATTAGATTTTGCTAACAGCAAGACACTAGACCCACGCATTGACTTCACACGCTCAAGCACAGCGACTTACTACGATGGTAAGACCTTTGCGAAGGCTGAAGAGAATTTGATTCCAGATTCGTCATTTGCTATTGGATGGGACGACGCTACTGTTTCTGTAACAACTGGTCAATCTGCGCCAGATGGGTCTACTGATGCAATTAAAGTTACTAATGTTTCGGATGGAAGATTTTTTTATAACAATGTTTTTGGCGGGTCTAGTGCCTCATCGGGATATCAAAGAAGCATTTACGCAAAAGTAGCGTCTGGAACGGCGGATACCTGCATTCTTGCTCATAATACAGCTACTGGAGCATTAGTAACCCTCACTGACACTTGGCAACGATTTGATTTAGAAGCTACTAATGGACAGTATTTGAGTAACTTTTACGGAGTAGATTTTCGTCACGCTTCAAATACTGCAACAGAGGTTTATCTTTGGGCTCCACAACTCGAACAACGAGATTCAGTAACCGCCTACACTCCAACAACAACCCAACCCATCACCAACTACATCCCAGTGCTACAAACTGCGGCAAGTGGTGAAGCACGATTTGACCACGACCCTGTCACTGGTGAAAGCAAAGGTCTGTTGATTGAGGAGCAGAGGACGAATCTACAAGTATATTCAGAAGAATTTGATAATGGTGCTTGGCTAAAATCTCAAAGTTCTATTACAGCTAATACAATCATAGCACCAGATGGAACATTAACTGCTGACAAATTAGTGGAAGATACTAATACTAACAGACACGATGTTGATGATGGTTTTAGTATGGTAGATGGAACTTATTATACTCTTTCTTGTTATGCTAAAGCAGGAGAAAGAGAAGGTTTAAGTATAAATGCAGGTGGATTAGGTGCTACATTTAATTTATTAAATGGAAATGTTAATTATACACATCCTGGTTCAGTTGGTTTTGCTATAAATTTTTCAGCTAGTACAGTAAATGTTGGAAATGGTTGGTATCGTTGTATTGTTAGTTTTGAAGCTGATTTAACAGTATCAACAACTATTAGAATTTGTTTAACCAATTCAGCTACCCATTCTGATAGTTCTCAACAATCATACACAGGTGATGGTTACTCTGGTGCTTACATCTGGGGTGCACAAGCTGAAGCAGGAGCATTCCCCACATCGTACATCCCTACCAGTGGCTCACAAGTGACTCGCTCGGCAGATTCAGCAAGTATGACGGGTACTAACTTCAGTGATTGGTATCGTCAAGATGAGGGTAGTTTGTATGCTGAGGCTTCAACTGTTTCTACATCTGCAGCAGGAAAAGATTTAATAAATATTAACGATGGCTCAAACAATAATTATATTCAGTTTAATAAAACGGCTTATACCAACCAAACAAGAGCTAGACTTTATATAAACATTAATGGTGATAATCCAGTTGCAATTTATAATACTGCTGGAACTGTATCTGCTAATACATACAACAAACAGACTGCTTCATATAAAGTTAATGATTTTGCCTTTGCATTTGATGGTGGTTTAGTTGGAACAGATTCAATTGGTACTCTGCCAGTAGTATCGCAATTAAATATTGGCTCTATTTTTTCAGGCAGTCAAGCTTTAAATGGTCACATCAAGAAGATTTCCTACTACCCAACCCGTCTAACCAACGCAGAACTTGTAGCACTAACAGAGGATTAATTATGAGTAACATATATTTAAAAGCAACTGATGAATCCTCACTATGGGAAGCATTAGAATCAATTAACTTAGCAACTAAAGACTACGATATGGAAGATGAGAATAACATCAGACCAGATGACTTAGAACTAGATGCTGAATGGGAAATGACTGGTGCTTATGACTGGAGATTTACTGGCACAGCAATAGATATGATAGGCACAATCTACACAGAAACTGGTAATATGCTAACAGATGATGAAGGTATGGAATATCCAGAGATGACAGCATTAGATGGTTATCACGCTAATCTGATTGCTAATTTAACAGATGATGAGTTGTCTGCACTACCTACTGTAGATGCACCAGCTACACCTTATCGTAAGTGGGCAGGAGAATAGACTATGGCTAAACTAATTGGAACAGACCCTAATCAAGTACCGACTAATGGTGACTTAGGTGATTTAGCATATCAAAACAAAGAGTCAGTTAAGGTTGATAACTTAACAGTTGATGGCACAGCTAGAAGTGCAGATGTTGTAGATAATGATGGTTCTTTTGATTTAAACGCAGGTACTAACTTTACTTGCACACCTACTGGCAATATTACTCTAACCTTTACTAACATTCCAGATGGTCAGTCTGGCACTATAGTATTAGTAAATACTGGTGGACATACAATAAGTGCAGCATCAACAACTAAAGTAATGGGTGCAGATATGCTAACTACAATTACTACAGCAGGTACTTATGTAATCGGTTACATTTCAGATGGAACAAATGTTCGTGTTTATAACTCATTGGCTCAACAGTAATGGCATTAATTAACTCAGATGTAATTCCTGCAAGTGCAACTGCTAGTTACTACGACTACACAATAGACCAATCTCTTAGATTTAATGATGATGATTCTGCTTATCTAAGTAGAACACCTACAAGTTCAGGTAGTCAAAGAATACTTACTTGGTCTGGTTGGGTTAAGCGTGGAAATATTGGTTCTACTTTACGCAGAGGTTTATTTGGAAGTGGTAATCAAACAGCAAGTAATTATGGTTTTCACCTTACAATGTTTAATGATTACCTTGATTGGCATACAGCAGGAGCGACTTACAGATTACAATCCACAGCAGTATTGCGTGACCCTAGTGCTTGGTATCACATTGTTCTTGCTATAGACACAACACAAGCAACATCATCTAACAGACAAAAATTATATGTTAATGGTGAACAAGTAACAGATTTTGGAATAGAAAGTTATGTTCCACAAAATACAGAT